GGCACTAGCTTGGGGAACTACTTCTGTGGCAACGATTACAGGTTGTTCTAAATTTTCATCACTAGTATTTTTTATTTCATTTAATTTATTTATTATCTGTTGAATTCTGCCTTCCAATATTGGTTCATTTACAACATCCAAAAGTTGTGATATTGAAATAGATACATTCAAAAGTTCAGTTTGCATTGTTTCAATGGATTCTTTTACTGAAACTTTATTCTCTCTTTCTAATAATTTTAAACTTTTCTTTTTATGCTGCCCAATTCTATTTTCAAGTTCTAAATTTTGTTCTTTTAATAGTTTGTCTTTCATTAAAAGATCATTTTTGATATCCTTTATTTGTTGATTTTGCTTTACTATATCTGTTTCTTTTTCCTGTAATTCTTTCATAATTTCTTGTAATCTTTTTTTATCTTGTTCAATTTTATATGATATATTTAATTGTTCATTATTTTTCTGATATTCTAAAATCATATTTTGAGAATCCCGATCCCTAAATACATGTTCCCATTGACCTGCCATAAAATTAACCGAATTATAATAATTTATAAATTCCTGCGTCAACGGTGTTAATTCTATCTTTTTCCCACAATTATCAGTTATTTCATATATATCAGCTTGACAACCGCAGCCATTATCATTAATACATAATCGCCTTCCATAATTAGATATATAATTTGTGGGAGGGTTATTACTCGACATTTGACTAAATATAGGTAAAGCTTTTCCAGAAGAACAGATTAAAATATATTCGTCTGAAAATAATATTTGTGAGTTACGGACATTGATTTTTGTTTTTTTAAAATTATCGATCGCCATGGTTGAAGCATTACTATTACATCTTGAACATTTTCCACAAATACGGAAAATATCTTGGATAGGTTCCGAAGGATTTGGAAAGATATTATCCATTTATTGGTTCCGATTTAATATTAATCTAATTATATTTATTTATCAAATTTATTAATTATTTAAAAAATACTTCCTATGTAATAAGAGAGAGAACCTATGTCGGACAATGAAGACATGTGCTACATTCTAAAAGAATATCTGAATTATCATGAAAAATACACCGAAATCTACGGCAAAAAAACCGTTGTCTTAATGATGGTCGGTCAATTTTATGAACTATACGCCGTCATTAACGACGAAATTCATGTTGGACCCGATTTAAATGAATTGTCCGACATTCTGAACGCTCAATTTGTAAGGCGAAACAAAAAAATAAAAGAAATATCCTATGATAATTTTTTAATGATGGGCTGGCCGGATCATGCCCTCCTTAAATTTCGAAATATTTTACTCAATAATGATTACACAATCATTAAAGTAGATCAGATTACAGCACCACCTAATCCAGAGAGAGGTGTTACCGAAATTATTAGTCCTTCAACGGTTATTGATTCCTATAATAACTCTGATACTAATTATTTGGTTTCTTTATACATCGACATGTTTAAAACTGTAACAGGTGATAAGATCTATACTGCGGGGTTTGGTGCCGTAGATATCTCGACGGGTAAGAATTATGTTCATAAAATTAAATCTTCTGTCGAAGACAAAAAAATATGGAATGACGAAATTTATCGTCTAATTCAGTATTATAGTCCGAAGGAGATCCTTTTACATTATTTTAATGAAGAATTTAATTATACCAAAGAAAAATTGTCGCAAATGTGGTCTATCAATGAAAATAATATTCATATTAATCAAAAAAGCGATAATAAACAATTTTTGAAACCTTCTTATCAGAACGAATTTTTAAAGAAATATTTCCCACAGAGTGATTTTTTGACTCCTATTGAGTTTTTGGGATTTGATAGGGAAAATGAAATTATTCTTTCATACATTTATATGCTTCAGTTTATTTATGAACACAAAATTGAAAACACTTTATCTCTTCATAAACCAGAATTCAAACACAATAGTAATTATCTCTTGTTAAGTCACAATTGTATCGAACAACTGAATGTTGTGTCAAAAGATAATTCAGAAAAGTATGGTTCATTACTAAGCATCCTTAATAAATGTTCGACAGCGGTCGGTAGAAGACTTTGTAAAGAAAGAATTTTATATCCTATTTTAGATCAAAAAGAAATAAATAAGAGATACGATATGATTGAATTATTTCAGGGAGAACATAATGACTCAACATTTTTTAATTTGTGCAAGCCTTCCCTAAAAAAGATTATTGATATTGAGAAACTTCATAGGAGAATGGGTTTAGCCATATTGAACCCTTATGAATTTTATTCCTTACATAATTCTTATCAGTATATTTTGAAGATAGTTGATATTTTAAATTGTGAAACTATGAATTCATTTATGATTGATCAGAGTGACGCAATTACGGATATGAAACAACTAATTGCTGATTATGAATCTATTTTCGTAACAGAAGAATTAGAAAAGTGGTCTCTACTGAATATGGAGACTTCGGTTTTTCAAAAGGATATTTATCCCGAAATTGATACCATAGATTGCGAAATAAAGATTGAAAAAAAATATTTGAAACTTATTGCCGATCGTTTAGCGGTCCATATTGACAAAAAGAAAGAAGACGTTATTAAGATTTCATATACGGATAAGTATGGTTATCATTTGTACATGACAAAAAATCGTTCGGAAACTCTTAAAAAGAGTTTACAAAATCTAATAAATAAGAAAATAGAATTCAAATGTGATAATAAAGTCTTCTTAACTCTGAACACAGAAGATATTAAAACCGTTTGTAAGGGTTCGAATTATCATTTGAATATGAGATGTATAGAAGATCTTTCTAATTCCATACTCCTGAGACAGAAGAAGTTACAGAGTTTAAATAAAGAATATTATTTGAAAGAGGTAGAGAAGATCTTTAAACGGAATAATGAGTTGTTAAAAAAAATAGTATCATTTATTGGATTGGTTGATCTTTATTCTAATTGTGCAAAGATTTCCATAGAAAATGTTTATAAAAGACCTCTTTTAAAAGATAAGAATAGTTTTATCTTAGCCAAAGATATAAGACACCCAATTGTTGAAAAAATACAAACCGATATCCCTTATGTTCCCAATGATATAGAATTAAATGAAGATGGAATCCTTTTATACGGCACAAATGCCTGCGGTAAATCTACTCTCATGAAAAGCATAGGATTATCTCTTATTATGGCACAAGCGGGTTTTTTTGTTCCGTGTTCTTCGTTTGAATATTCTCCTTACACCTCGATTTTCACCCGTATTTTAAATAATGATAATATATTTAGAGGTCAATCTTCTTTTGCTGTCGAAATGAGTGAATTAAGAGGTATCTTATTAAGAGCAAACGAGAAATCATTAGTTTTGGGAGATGAGTTGTGTTCCGGAACAGAAAATGTTTCGGCTTTGGCGATTGTTGCGGCCGGTTTAAAAACTTTATCCGATATGAAATGTTCGTTTATTTTTACGTCTCATTTACACCAATTAATGGAGAATACATTGGTACAGAGTATTGAGAATCTAAATGTGTTTCATTTGAAAATTATTTACGATTCTGAAAAAGATCTTCTAATCTATGATAGAAAATTAGAAAAAGGTTCGGGGCCACCTATCTATGGCCTAGAAGTTTGTAAGGCCATGGGTCTCAATAAAGAATTTATATCCTTGGCTAGATCGGTTCAATTAGAAATAACTGGATCAGATAAGAATTTTCTCTTAGATAAACAGAGTAATTATAATTGTGATATAGTTATGGACAAGTGTCAGATGTGTTTTAAAAATTCAGAACACACACATCATATAAAAGAACAAAATATGGCCGACGAAAATAATATTATCGGACATTTTCATAAGAATACCAAGCACAATTTAGTTCCTCTCTGTGAGTCATGTCACCACAAGGTTCATAATGGGAATCTTAGAATTCATGGTTACATTCAGACCAATGAAGGTATAAAATTAAATTATGAATACATAGAACAAAAGGAAGTCCTGTATGAGAAGAATAGTAAAAAGAAATATAATAAAAAAGATATTGAAACTATTTTGCGATACAAAGGGGATATAGAGGAAAAAAAAATAAGTAAGACTAATTGTTTGAGAAAGCTAGAGTTAGAAGATCATATTCTTATTTCGATAGGAACATTCAATAAGGTTCTGAAAGGCGAATATTAATTTTGTGTTTAATTTTGTGTTTAATCTTAATTTTAAATTATAATTCATACAATAAAATGAGTTTAATAGGTAGAGAATTATTTAAGTCTTTGGTTAAAAGATATCAATCTGAAATACAAAGTAATAGAACAAGTATGTTGATTTATTTTAATAATTCGGTTGGTATCGGGGAACACCCTCAGCATTTAGAAGAAATGAACGAAATGTTGGGTAAGATAACAGAAGCAAATGATAAATTAGAAAGTTTAATGAGAGAGTTTCCGGATGAAGAATATAAATAATATTTAATAAGATCCCGTGAATATTAATCATGCTAATATTTTGTTTATATCATTATAAAATTTGTTTTTATGTTCTTTATATTTATGTATATGATTTTCAATTAAATTATCGGCATAATATACTATTATCCCCGAAATAAAACCTATAAATAATCCTGATAATATTTGGATAATTGTATGGCATCTTGTAAAATATCGACCGATCCCGGTTGTTAGTATTAAAATAATATAAATAAAATAAATCGTGTTATTTTTAGAATCTATTCTGTCTTTATAATTCAATATAATAAATATTAATAATCCAATGAGAAGCATGTGTCCACTTGGAAAACCACTGGAGGTATTCTTCCCCCCACAATTCATCATTGTACAATTAAATGCTTTATTGGGTCTTTTACCCAATGATTTATTCTGAGTGTAGCCTTTCAAGGGTTTTAGCATTACTGTTTTAAGAATAATTAAAATAAAAATGATTAAAGCATATAAATTAATATTATAAACTGTATAAAATAATGTAATGTAAAATATGATCAACTCACTAGATGAAAATATATAAAATAATTGTTCACTTACTGATGGATACTTTTCTTTACTCATTATACATAAATAATTATTTTATTTAAAGTTTATCATAGATAACTATCTATGAAGATCCTATCCTTTGACGTCGGTATTAAAAATCTTGCTTATTGTTTGATCGATGATGGAGAGTTTACTATCGAGGATTGGGGGATCTTAAATATATCAATTGATCCCTTATGCGAGCATTGCAACGCGAAAACGGGTAAACAATGTGATAAATCTGCTAAATTCATTTCCCCAGAGGGATTACACCTGTGTTCTTCTCATAAAAAATTAAAATGTCACAAGGATACTAAAATGAAATTAGTTCCAAAGAAAAAGAATCCAATTTTAGATTTGGGAAAAAATATGATTGAAATATTAAATAAGAAACCTAATTTTTTAGAAGTTGATACGGTTTTAATTGAGAATCAACCGGCTCTTAAAAATCCAACAATGAAAACCGTTCAAATGATATTATATACTTATTTTTTAGTTAATGGTGTGACAAATGTAGATAGTCCTATGGATAATATTGTAATGATAAATGCCAGAAATAAATTAAAAGCATACAATGGACCTCCCATAGAATGTGAAATAAAGGATAAATATAAAAAGACAAAATTCTTAGGTGTTCAGTATTGTAAGTACATGATAGAAGAAAATCAAAAAATAGATCAAAAATATAGAGATCAATTTAATGAATCGAAAAAACAAGACGATTTATCGGACGCCTATTTACAGGGAATCTTTTGGCTAACGAAGTAATTATAAATTCTCAAACTATCATATAAATACCCGCAATTGTTAATAATATTCCTCCTATTTTTTTAGGAGTTATTTTTTCACTTTTTAAGAAATAAACACTCGCAAAGAATAATATAATAAAATTCATACTGGTGAGTGCTCTCGCTGTTCCAGGATTTTTCGCAGATCTTAGTGACATTACTTCACAAGGAGTAATTACAAGGACACTGACTACTGCTAGGGTAATATATTTCCATATATCGTTTTTTTCGATAAGTTTAATTTTTTCATTATTATTGAATTTTTGGTAACAAACATATACCGAAATAGAAATCGCACAGAATACGTAATAATAAAGAATGTGTTCTGTCGTTGTGTATTTGCTGGTGTAGTTACTTGTAAAGAAATCTCTTGAAGCAATGAGAACTGCGGCTATAATTCCATAAATAATCCACGATTCCATTTTTTATCTATAGTAAATTATAGATTAAAAATGGCTAGAAGATCTTCAAGAAGAACAAAACAAAAAGGGGGGGGGGGAACTAAAAAAATAAAATTTAGATCTAAAAAAATAGAAAAAGAATTTAATACAATTATGCCGGAATTAAAAAAATGTGAAAAAGAATGCAAGAAGAAACAAAAAACTCATAAAAAAGAATGTCTTAAAGAATACAAAGATTATATTAAAGAGCAAAATAGATCAAAATATTGGAAGAAAATGAAATTACACGTTAGTGACAAAAAAGCAGAACAGATGTTTCCAGAGGGTTATGTGGGCGCGTGTTCAACTAAATGTTTAAAGGATAAAGGATTTTTGGGTGAAACAAAAAAACAAAGGGGAGGTAGAAAAAGAACTTTGAAAAATCTAACTCCCGAAGAATTAGAATATTTCAAGCAGTTTCCCAATCTTACAACAGTGGCAAAAAAAAGACTACTGAAAGATCCCTGTTGGCCATCTACGGAAACACCGGAATGCGTTAAATTAATGGTAAAAGATAATCCGTGGATGCTTGAAGAGGGTGGAGATAAGTATGCTCATGGAGTTGTTGGGAAAAAAAGTCTTCTAAATAAGGAAATAAAGAAGAAGAAGCAGAAGCAAACCAAAAAGTCGGGGACTAAGAAAGAATCTAATAAAGAATCTAAGAAAGAATCTATAAAAATTAAGTATAACAAATACTCCAAGTGTCTGGAAAAATGTGAATTAAAAGAGAAAAATAAACAACACGTTTGTAATCATAAATGTAAAAAATACAAAAAATACGAAACAATTCAAACTAAGAAAAATAATAGTTCGGAAATAATTAAGAAACAAATACAAACCGGGGGCGTTCTCTGTTTACCCTGTATTCCTCCTATTTTGAGTGGTTTGGGTGTTATGGGTGCGGGCGCAGTGGCTACGGGTGCCGCGGCAACCGGGGCTATAATGACACGTTCGAAAATGTCGCAGAGTGGTAACAATTTTGAGAGGGACCAATCTTTTGAGAAAAATATTTCTAAAACTCATAAGGAGGGTTCGAGTAGAAAGGGGAAAATAGAAAAACATAAGTTTCGCATTAAACAGAAGAATAATGTTGTAACTTATAAGGAAAATAATGGGAAACTTAAAAAGAAAGTCTTTAAGGGTAAAAATATGAAGGATACTATTAAAAAGGCCACAAAATTCTATAATAATAAGATTAAATATTGTGTTACAAGAGGATACAAAAAATGTTAAGTAGTTGCGTTTAAATCATTTAAAGATTTTTTAAAACAAACTATTAAACATATGATTAATGAAAAATTACTAATAAATTCACTACAAACATTCTATGGAAATCAACATAACAGTGATAGATTACTATCAATTCTGAATAATGAAAATAATATTTCTTTGAGATCTATTGATTGGTTTATTACCAATTATTCAAAAAAACATAATATTTATTATAATATTTACAAAGATAAAAATGATATCACAGTACTTGATGATAAAAATAAACTTATATCAAATATTAATGTATTTCAGTCTTATAAATCACAATTGAGGGCATATTCAAAGAAAAGATTCGACCCATTTTGTCGTAGGAATAGAATACAATTTAAATGCTACAATGAAATTATTGATACGACGATAGGCCAACTAAACTTTTTTAAATGGGCGATTAACAATTTAATTGTAGAATATATTTCTATTCATAAGGATAAAATCGAGTATGATATGAATAGTTGTTTGAAAGAAATGAAATTACAAGGGTCTATTATGAAAAAAGAGGGAAAGAGAAAAAAAAGACAAGAATTATCTCTATCTGCCACAAGGGGTCTTTCAAGAAATAGTGTTATTGTGCGTTTAGAGTTCGATTAAGATTTTCTAACGGATTTCTTTTTCTTCTTATGTGTTTTCCGTTTTCTCGCTTTTCCCGATTTTCTCGTTGTTCTCGCTTTTCTTGTTGTTCTCGCTTTTCTTGTTGTTCTCGCTTTTCTCGTTTTTCTCGTTTTTCTCGTTTTTCTAGTTTTTCTCTTATACCCCCCCGCCTGCTCAGTCCTATCTCGCACAACCCAATCGGATACCGTTGACTGGGGGGCCAGCCGAGCCATGCCGGCGGTGGATGACGCCACACTGGACAACCTTTCACTTAATAGCCCAGATATGGTTTCATTACCGGGGTCTCTACTCACGGCCTGAGCAGCCGCTGCTTTGATTAATTCGGTTTTTGTCGTAACAGCATGGTACACATAAGATCGCTGATACGCCCTCATTTTTTTTTCCCACCGCAACCCTGTCTCTACGTGGTCGTAGTTAAAGTGAGCCAATAACATGTTAAATGGAAAAAATCCTTCCACGATTTCTTTGGAGCCTTCGTAAGGGGGTTCTCTTGTAGATAGGATATGGGGGAGATAATATTCAAGACACTTTTTAATAATATCAAAACATTTATAATCTGGGACGCATACTCTCGAAAACCGTTCAACTACCTCTAAAATTTTCAAGTGGAATTTGGTGATAGGAACAGTAGCGGGTTTAAGAGGATAAGGTTCAAGAAGAGAAGTATCCTGGACCCAGCTATTCACGTAACCCTGGGTCGTACGGGGTGGTCGTAAAAACTCCACCACTGCTTCTAAGTATTTAATTGCTGGCGATATTCTCGAAAAGGTTTTTGTATCGAATCCATCTATTAATTGTTTTCTTATAAGATATGTTTCGAACTTAGCGAGTTGGGGGGTCATCCTTTCCGCATCAGCATTAAGAACAGAAAAACCGGTGTCGGGCGGGCGAGGGGGAGGGCTCCTATGGGTGTGTCGCACTTCTTCGGTTACAGATTTTTTATCTTCAAATTTAATTGTATTATATTTGACTCTTAATGAATCCCTACATTTTTCCATCAATAATTTTTTCTGACCCGCATTTTCATTGACTTGGAATCTTCCCTGGTATAAGGATTCCTCAACGTTGTAATCATCATAGTCAAGGTCGTCCCCCATCGCAGACAGTACGGCGACTGTGTGGGCTTCTACGAATAATACAGGAAATTCTAATAAATTAATCCAGTGACATCTTTGATTGCTTGTGTTAGACTTACCGTGGCGTATGAAGCCGCTGGCATTGATTAATGCATTCATATAATATAAAGTTGTATCTAGCGCAACATGTGATAAGTTCATCCTATGCGCCCATTTTGGTTGTTCGGGTAATATAATTGGGCTATCCCGCGCTCCGACTTTGACAAATCGTTTTATCGTATCGCTAAGCTTGGATGTATTTTCGGAATCGAGGCGCATGTGCCTCATTTTTGCAGCCAGGCCAACCGCGCCCGCGACTCCGAGGCCGATCTCGACACCGGTGCCCCCTTTCTGATGTAATGTACTTGCACACGACGACCCCCCATCGAGACCGCCAAATTGTCTTCCCGATGTTTTCTGAAAATAACTTTTTCTACCTTTTCCTTTACTACTGATCTCGTGGTTACAGGGTATTACTATAATTTTCAGAGCGTAGTTGCCGCTCGCGCTACCCGCCATGCCCTGCTCCCCTTCCCCGCTATCGGTCTCCCCCGCCGGCGCCGGCCGGCCCTCCCCCAACCAATCGAGCGCGCGGTCGCCTCTGAGCTCCTGTAGACCCTCACGATCGGGTGGCCCTGACTCGCTGTCGGTCTCGGCCTGAGTGAACGGCCGGCCCGTCTTTACGCCCGAGATTTCGGTGGGCTCTGAGGTGTCGGGTTTGATAACCGCAGCCCCGCCTTCTTGGGAGTATTCCTTATTGACCCTGGGGTCCATCATCGCATTTGCCGTGCCAAGAAGACCGTCCTCATCAAGCGTCGGTTTAAAAACACTGGCAAATAATGCCAAGGTCTCCCATGTTCTTCGCAAGTCAGAACAACAATATGTATATGAATCAAAGTCGACCCCATCCGTTTTCCAGAATTCCTTCACGTCTCTTGCGACACTTGTCACATCACTTACATGGCTCCCAGCAAGTTGCGCGTCTGTTGGTGAACCACGAATCATTTTTCCCCAGGTTTTAGACGATTGCCCCAGCCTATACCGGCCACGGCCCTCGCCGGTGTTATGTTCCCCCACCCCATGTCGCATAATGAAAAAATCCCCCGTTGGATCGCCGATGAGATGGGCGTTATATCGGAAATTAAAAGATACATCATGCCATAGTTGGGGTTGCGCCGACTTATCTGGCCTGCCCCGCGTGGCGTCGGCCTCCGCTGGAAGGGCTGAACCGCCACCCCAGTAATGTGCCCCCCTTTTTTCAAGCTCCTCTCCCGGCAAGAGGCCCTGGTGTACTAGGGAGATGGAGCACCTGTAGTGCCCCTCCTTCTCCTCTTGCTTGACAAGAGACTTGTCCTCCTCCTCTTGCTTGACAAGAGGAGACTTGTCCTCCCCCCCTTGCTCGGCAAGATGATCCGTTTTTGACAAGATATTTCTGATATCGCTGAGATTATCGGGCGACTGTCGTGCAATCTCTGCCTGCTTGTCGATCTGTACACGTAAAACAGCATTATTCATAAATCTTGTTGTCCCCCCACCTTTATAATTTCTGGCCGAAAATTCATCCATCGCATCTTTATCTCCCACAGTTAGTGCTTCCAAACCCATAAGTTCTTTATATAAAAGCAACTCGATCCGTGCTTGATGGCTAACTATGAAGAATTTTTTTGTTGGAATCCAGGGCTCTTCCGATGTTGGGGAGCCTCCTGATTTTGGGGGTTTTGGCCCATAAAGCAACAGATTCTTCCCGTCCGAAGCAGGGTCGTCCGGGTTCTTGTCGGTCTCGTCCGTCGGGGTGTTCGTCACACCAGGGTAAATTCTAGTATTCGGGACCGGAGTATCTACGACTTCAGGGGTAACACCCGGCGGGTTGGCCCGCGCCTCGCCCGAGGCCCGCGCCTCGCCCGCGGCGCGTTCCATGGCCTGGTGCCTCGGGGTTTCATCCTCACGGTACAGTTCTACCGCACCCCCTATTGTCCCGTCTTTCATTAGTAGCCTCTTGGCTTCATCGGTCGCTAGGATTTCGTCATTAGGGTAAGCATACCGGATTGCATCTATCAGTTGATTCACCGTTAACTGTATGGGTTTTCCTTTTTTCGCAGCCTCCACCTCGACATCGCTCTGAATATCATATTGTGCTTTTGGCATATTATATTATAAACAAATAAAAAATATTTCCTATATTTAAAATTTTGGCGATGTGGGAGATGTGTCCAATTATTGAACAATTAATTTTATTAGAGTTTTATGAATCTATATTTAGGATCGGCTGTTTAAGCCGTACCTTTTCTTCATGGTCTATAAATGACAGATAGCACTAAATTTGATAGATTTTTCAAAGTAAACTTAACTTAATCTAAAAAAAATGAATCCTCTTCTTAAACTTAGACATATCAATGTTACTGGGGCGATTGTTAAAAGACCCTTATTTATTTCTTCGGGAAAGAAGTTTATACCGTGTAGTCCTAAGTGCATTTGCTTGATGTACTTAGATCTTGGGGATTTCAAAAGTCAAAATTATTATAAACAATGTTTTAGAACGAAAATGAAGAATTAATTATTTACAATGTGGCCGGAGTGGTGTCACCCCTCACCCTTTATTCTTACGAAAGGACGGGGGCGAAGGCAGGGGCCCCCCCACCCATCCCTCCGCTCACCCCCTCAGTACCATCATCGTGCGCCCCACCCATCCCTCCGCTCTGCCCCTCAGTATGCCCCTCAGTATGCCCATCTTCACCCTCTCCACACTTCCCGCACATCCCCTCAGTACCCCCATCTTCACCCTCCCCACACTTCCCGCACATCCCCTCAGTATAATTACCGTAGCCCTCCCCCAATAACGGAGAAAAGAGATACATAGAACCAAAGTACATAATTACAGCGAAAACCATCGCATGAAATAATTGTAAGGTATTCCCGTCAAGTTTCATGCCGGTTATATCGAATATAATTTCTCTAACAAACGCGTAAACACCTGTATTTGATACAATTAGAAAAACAATTGCCCCAAATACAGAGTGCTGGAACAGAGTATCGTGCATTTCCGTTTCAAACCATTTCACCCCCTGACCAAATATTGGCACAGATTCAAAAGACTTAAGTAAACTCATAATTTATACATTAATAAATAAAAAAAATATATATAAATGACTGTTACTTTAATTCTTAATCGGAATCTAAGAGATATGTGTTTTCAATCACATCTGTGATTTCTTGATTAATTGTGATTATATTTTCTTTCTTGGGTTTAGCTTCTTTCTTTTTCTTTACTTCTTTCTTTTTTAACAGTTCGTGATTTCCCACCTTTCGGTAATGTTCTACATCTTCCCAGAAGTTTAATATTTCCGGCATAGTCTTAATCCACCATTTGCGATCTCTTCCAACAAGTGTGCATTCGTATCTGATAATTTTCCACCAGTTTTCTTCGACCGTATCATAATTCCCTTCATAATTTAAAATAGTCTTAAATGACCATTCTTTTAATTCTTCGTATGATTTATAAAATTCACAATATTCATAATGATACTTTCTTTCTCCATTTTTAATAGAGATAAATGTAAGAAGAAGTCCTTTCGGTAAATTATCAGAAGTTAATCCTTCCCCCCCTCCTTCATATTTATCCTCATTATAATCTTCAATAGTTTTGTATTCTTCTAGTTTGACTTGAAGAAAATCACACTCTTCGAGATCACAAGATTCCAATTGCCCCTGCATTTGCATCCAATAATGTTCCGGAACCTCGTCTGTAAATTGTCTCCTGGGTGGGCACTTAATTTCCAACATTCTTCCGATATAATCTTCGGGCGAGTCTATGTCGCAAATACCGTCAGGGGAAGCCCCAAATATTTTGAATTCTGGATGAGGAATTAAACCGAATTCAATGATTGTTAAATTGTTCATTTTTTCATAAAATGTTGTTGCGACTTGTTCATATTTAACACCCCATTCGGTAATCGCATTTCCGAATCTTTTCGGGGGTTCTTTGCTCGTTTTTTCAATGAGTAGTTTTTTTCTAGTTCTAAAATGACCCTTACCCAATGCATCGGCGAGAGAACTGGCGGTAAGCATTGTTTCTCTCATTTCGTACCATTCGTTGGATCTTTGTTCCGGTAATTCTAATTTTTTTAATCCTTCTATTTTCGTGATAATATTTTCCTTATACTTGAATCTCATTGATAGTTCTTCCCTTATTTCATTTATTTTTGAAGGAACACGTTGATTCAAGAGATATTTTTGGGAAATAGTTAAAATATCTCCGGAATTTAAATTATATATTTCGGTTAGTTTACTAATTATTTCTTGAATAATACCACCCAACTCTTCATTTAATTTCACTTTTTGATAGATAGTTTTTGAATAAGAAAGAATAATTTTATCAATATCTTCGAGGATTAACATGACTATTAACTTATACGCCTTTTTGTTTTAAATCAAATTTAAATTTGATTTAAACAAAAAAAAGTATAGTATACTAAATTTACTTATAGAATGAGCTGTATTATCTGCAAATCCCCGAATAAGGCGTGGTTACTATTAAAAAATGACAAAGTGTATGTGAACGAAGAAGGTAGAAATATCGGCGAAACAATTCAAACCTGTTCATATCTATGCACAAGAAAATGTGAAGACAGACTTCCCTCAAAGTATAGCCATTTAGTTATGAATAAAGGGGATTTCTCTTACATAAGACCATATGTATCAACGAAAACAACTAAATTTGAGATTCTAACCTACGACGAAATCCAGAATATGAATGATATTGAAAGAGATAACTATTATAGACAAAAAGAAAATCATATAAGTCTCGACGCTCGCAAACAGGAGTTATATGAAGAACTAGAAAGGGAAGATATGACTACATTTAGTATTGAGAATTGTGAATACCCAAGTTCGGATAGTGAATATGATGATTATTAAGTTTATCCATTCTAATCTTAAATATTTCTTAAATTACATATGCTTGAAATAGAAAATAATGATATATCATTTTTAAAAGATAAAAAATGTTTCATACTTTTTTATTTTACCGCTACTTGGTGTGGTCCCTGTCAAAAAATAAAACCAATGATAGATAAATTATCGGAAGGTCTCGACAAAGATAAAGTAGAGGTTTATATGGTTGATATTGATGAAAATGATGAATTGGCCCTCGAACTTAAAGTTAAGGCGGTTCCGACTTTTTATCTTTTTTATGAAAAAAATTTAATAGATAGTTGTTCGGGAGCAGATATTATAAAAGTTCATAAACTTATAAAAGATAATCTTCCTAAATTAAAATAAAACGGAAACAAATATAATTATTGATTAATTTATTAGAGGTACCTTCATCGTGGGGCGAGCACCATCCAGTCCGGGGGTGGGGGTAATATATAATTTAATGGCGACAAATGAATATTTTTCTGTCCAACCCGCGCATTCTCTGTATAACATAAGCCCCAGCCGGTTGCTTCATTACACTTACTCGGAAATACGAATATAACCAATAAAAGGAATATTAGTAAGAGTGAAGCTATTCTATTTCTTTTAATGAGATCGACAATATACATATATATACCATAAAATAATTACATAAAGAGATCTTCCTATTATAATTAATAAATGGCGGAGACAGATGATAAAGGGTTCGACGATTTAGGTATAAATGAAAATATATTAAGGGGTATTTATGCATATGGATTCGAAAAACCGTCCGCTATCCAGGTTAAATCTATTCCCAGAATAATCAATGGTGGAGATATTATAGCACAGGCTCAGTCGGGAACGGGGAAAACGGGGGCATTTTCGGTTGGTCTTTTATCAAATATAGACGATTCTGTTAATACGACGCAGTGTATTGTAATTATCCCCACGCATGAATTGGCCGATCAAGTTTTTACAGTAATCAAAGAATTAAGTAATTATACAAAAATAAAATCGCTAAAAGTTATCGGTAAAACAAGTATAAATGCCTGTATACAAGACTTACAAAAAAATCCACATATTATTGTGGGAACACCTGGGAGAATATTTGATATGATAAATAGAAACCATCTTTATACTGATAAAATCAAGATGTTGGTTCTAGATGAAGCTGATGAAATTTTATCATATGGTTTTAAGGATACAATTTATAATATAGTTCAAACCATACCCAAAGAAACACAGATATGCTTGTTTAGTGCTACTTTGCCGAAAGAAGTTTTGGATATATCCGATAGATTCATGAATAATCCCGAAAGAATTTTAGTTCAAAAAGAACAATTAACTCTTGAAGGAATACAACAATTCTTTGTGAATGTAAAGCATTCTGACTGGAAATATGATGTTATTGCGGATCTATATGATATTATTAATGTGGGACAATGTATTATCTATATCAACAATAAATCTAAGATTTTAGAAATTTATCAAAGATTATTAAGAGATGAGTTTCCTGTTTCTTATATTTCGGGTGATAGAACTGCCGATGAACGACAGAAAATAATGAACGATTTTCGTTCAGGGCAGATAAGGATTTTATTATCAACGGATTTATTAGCAAGAGGTATTGATGTTCAACAATTGTCCCTAGTTATTAATTATGATTTACCGAAAGAAAAAGAAACTTATATTCACCGGATTGGGAGATCAGGGAGATATGGTCGGAAGGGTGTTGCTATCAATTTAATAACTGAAAGAGATATTGAAGAATTAAAATTCATAGAGTCTTTTTATGATACTAAGATTAATGAAATGCCAGATAATATCGCAGAATACTTAAATTAGTGCGTATATACTTAAAATAATCTTTCTACAATACTTCAAATGGGAGATCTCAACCTTGACTTTGATATGGGGACCAAAAGTATTTCTTTAACCGATGAAGCCGTATCGGATAATTTGGGATTTAGTAAAAGCGATTCCGACTTTAATCTAGATTTAAAAACCAATAATTTATCTCCTAGTCTTAATATTAGTGACGGCGTTGAGCTTTTGGCAAAGGGGCAGGTTAGTCCCCTGAAATCTGAGGGTGGAAACAGTGATAAGGATTCCAAGAATGGAGTTTTTAGTTTCTTTAAAAGTGATACGGTCGAAGATAAAGGGGGTATAGTGGATGGTGACATGAAACCTTCAAACATGGATCCCTCCGATGATAATATAATTTTAAATAATCCGACCCCCGACGGAGACTATAAACCGATACACCGATTAACAGCACAAGAAATTAAAAACGAAAAGATTGATCTTATTTATAAATTTAAGAAGCTGGAAGGACAGGGTATTCGAACCACAATGAATTATAATATGAATTCGCATCTTGAAGATATGAGGAATGAATACATTAAGCTCAGGAAGCAGCGAGAAATTGATAATTCGGTTAAGTTTCAACGAAAAATGTTAATGGCTTGCGTGACCGGTATTGAATTCTTAAATGGAAAGTTCGACCCATTTAGTGTAAAACTAGACGGATGGTCGGAGTCGGTTAACGAAAATGTCAATGATTACGATGAAATATTCGAAGAACTGGGTGAGAAATATGGGGGAGAGGGGGAAGCGATGGCGCCCGAAATACGATTTATATTAACTCTTGCCGGTTCGGCATTTATGTTCCATCTTACAAATACAATGTTTAAGTCGTCTATCCCCGGGATGGATGATGTTCTAAGACAGAATCCGGAATTAATGGAGCAATTCGCGAAAGCAGCCGTGGGAACGATGAATGATGGGGGTCAGGGGGCGCCCAGAGCCCCTCAGCCTCAGCCACCGAATCCACTCGAAGCAATGATGGGCGGTGGGGGTGGAGGTGGAAATCCATTGAGTGGCTTGATGGGCGGATTAATGGGTGGTCTCATGGGCGGCGGTGGTGGAGGGGGGGGAAATCCCTTAGAGGCAATGCTCGGAGGTGGAGGAGGCGGTGGAAATCCCTTAGAGGCAATGCTCGGAGGTGGAGGGGGGGGCAATAGAGGTCAATCTGCGAACGGTAGACCGGTAAGTCCCGCCCGAAGTGATATGTCGGGTCCCGACGGCTTAGACGATCTCATTAGTGCTATGAATTTGGAGCCGGACAAGATGCCGGATTTAGACAATATTTCATTAATGAGTGGTGACACGGATAGAAAAAGTGGTGGTGGGATAACTTTGAATTTATAAATAAACTTAAAGAATAATCGTAATCTAAGACTATAAAAATGAGTGTCATCGATGATAATGATTGTTTATTTAGAATTCAGACAGTTCAATCGGGGGCGTTTCGTATACTGATAGAAGCATTAAAAGAAATACTAACAGATACGAATCTTATTATTGACTCTTCTGGTATCAAACTAATTGCTATGGATAATTCCAAGATTGTCTTAATTCATATGAAACTTCTATCGGAGAATTTTGAACACTTTTTTTGTAAGGAGAAAGTTAAGATCGGTATTAATATGAATAATTTGTTCAAATTAATAAAGATTATGGGAAATAACGACATATTGACGCTTTTTGTAAATAAGGGCGAAACAAATAAATTAGGTATTCAGATAAATAATGAAACTAAGAATTCTCAGACTATTTTTAAGTTAAATCTACTCGATATTTCGGAAGATGAAATCAAAATTCCACCAGCCGAATTTGAAACTGAGCTGACTCTCCCGTCGTCGGACTTTCAAAAATTAATCCGAGATATGACTAATATAGGCGATTGCGTTGATATCAAGAGTGTCGGGGAAAACCTTATTCTGGATTGTAAGGGGGATTTTGCTACCCAGGAAACAGTATTAAGTGAAACAAAGGATAATAATTCTGACGGACTTAAATTCTCTATGGCGGCGAACCCGGATAAACCGATTCAGGGTATTTTTTCATTAAAATATCTTGTATTATTTACAAAATGTACGAATCTTTGTAATTTAATTCATATATATATTAAGAATGATTATCCACTTATTATTAAATATAATGTTGCTAATTTAGGCGAAATTAAGCTTTGTCTTTCACCCAATGTTGGTTGAAATGTTTTTCGGCTTCATTGTATCCCAATTCTATAATCTTTTCTTTTTCTTCTTTCGGCATATCAAAATTCAAACCATATTCAACTCCTACATAGATAATTCTTGGATTTTCCTTTTTGTCTTTAATATCATAAACAACTTGATCTTGATTTATCATTAATGAATAAGTGAACTCTAAAATAGGGAATAAATCTGTAATCGTATTACTTGGAGCACACCCCCCTTTAATAAATATTCCCAGATATTTGTCAGATTCACATTCTTCTATGGGGAAATGACCTCTTAATCCTCCGTCAACATAGAGAAATCCTTTATATTTTACTGGCTTAAAAAAGAAAGGTATTGCGACCGTCATTTCTGCTAATTTTATAATAGATAATTCTGGGTCAGTTTCATATGAAATATATTCTAATTGTTTTCGAGTCGCATTAAATACTTTAACAGTTAATTTAACCTTGGATATATCAAATAATTCTTTTAATGTCATATCTTCGACTTCTTTTATATTCTTTAAAATTGATCTAAATATATTGGCTATTCCATCAGTTTTAAACAATCCAAAATCAAGTAAAATATCGTCCATATTTATTGATTCTGAATCTAACATACTCGCAATATCAAAACCAAAAATAATTTCTTTACCCACATTCATATTTAATCCCATTAGTAAACAAAATGAAGCTAATATACCGATAGACGTTGTTAGGATCTCTTTGATTCCTTCTAGATTTTCTTTTAAAATACCATTCTTAAATAAAGAATTCAAAATACCAAAATAAGCAATTCCACTTGGTCCTCCACCCGATAATATTAATGTGTCAATAGTTGGTTTTTGTTTTGTTACTGATCCCATTTCTTAATTCTAAATATTTTCTATATTCTTAAATAGATATGTCATCGTTAGATATTAAAGATCTTTATTCGACAATAAACGAAAAAACAATTAAAAGAATGGAAATATATGATAATGTCCTTATAAAATGTCACAAAAAAATAAAATATAATTCATCACTTGAAAAAACATACTGTTTCTTTCAAATACCGGAATTTATTATCGGAACCCCCTTATACAGGGTAACCGAATTAAGGACTTACATTATTAACAGTTTAAAGCATAATGGTTTTAAGATTCTGTATATTGAACCGAACTGGTTATTTATATCATGGGAAGTACCCGGTATGAGTAAGCTGGCCAATACCGGTCTTAAGAAAGAAATTAAAGTTAAGACCGATACATCAAAATATAAATCGATCGATAATTATAAACCCACAGGATCTCTTATTTACGATGAAAGAACAATGCTGGGATTATCCGAAAAGCTAAATTTTTAGAATTAATAAGACTTTTTTCCCAATCGATAAATATTATCATATAATATTAATAAGAAGAAACCGGTAAAAATATATAATAATAATTCATTAACTTGATCCTTTTCATCTATTTTACTTATTTTTTTGTCCTCTCCTTCTAATGATTTTTTATTTTTCTTATATTCTAGAAATTCTTTATAATCGGGATCATCTTCAATTCTTTCCGGCCTCGTCTTATTTACATAACCATACGGATCTCTAACAGTAACAACATTGGGATTAATTCTTTGATAACTATAATTTTCATCTCTATCATTCATTAATAGAGAAAGTTGTTCTCTTTCATTTTGTAATACAGGTTTATCAGATTCCTTAATAAGTAATTCCGAGTCTATTTCATCGGGGGGGAGAGGTTTACTCTTTATTTTTTTCTTTTTTTCTTTTCTTTTGGGATTAAAATCATCACCCCATACCTCCGAAAGAGATGCTCCAAGCATTATTAAGATATATATATATATTATTTTTCGAAATTAACCAAAATAAAAAAAATTATAATATATGATGGAAAAGATTTTAGAGTATTTTAAGGCCGGAACCGAAAACTTAAATGAAAATAAATACTTCATAGGTTTTACAATGATTTTATTAAATATCGGGGCCCGATTTATTATCGACGAATTAGATGATGATTTAAGGAAAATAATTTCTAATACATACATCAGGAGATTCTTTATTTTTTGTTCTTTTTTTATGGCAACAAAGGATGTATTTATAGCGGCTGTATTGACGGTTATATTTGTAATTATAATAAACGAATTCATGGGCAAAGAGGAAGAGGAAGGTGGTGAGCATGAAAACGAGGGTTCCTATAATAAAGGGGAATTGGATAAGGCGATTAATAAATTGAAATCGATCCAAGCAACGATGTGAAAATACGATTTAAAGAATTAAAATATAGTTTTAAGTATAATGCAGATATTTGTTAAAACTTTAACGGGTAAAACAATTACACTTGAAGTTGAGGGATCTGATTCAATTGAAAATGTAAAATCTAAAATACAGGATAAGGAAGGTATCCCTCCGGATCAGCAGCGCCTTATCTTCGCGGGCAAGCAGTTAGAAGATGGCCGTACGTTACAGGACTATAATATCCAGAAAGAATCTACTCTTCATTTGGTTTTAAGACTCAGATAAATTTATTACTCACAGCCAAAAAAGTCTATAATGAAGGATAATTACTCTTTTTTGTCTTTAATTGTTTCTGAGTAAAAAAAATTTGTTATTTGTTGAATATCCATTAAAATTTAACTTACATATAATTTATAAAATTTAAGATTTGATAGTGACATTAATACTTACTTCTTGTTTACCTTACGAGGTTTCTTTCCCGCCGGCTTCTTGACTTCCTCGGCGACCTCCGTGGACTGATCCACATCGGGCTGACCCGCCTCGGCCTGTTCTTCTTCGCTTTCAGAATCTACAAAATTCTGATCAATCTTCTGAACGTCTTCTTCTTCATCACTATCGAAGGCATAATCATCGAAACTGGTGGCGCGCGTTACTTTAATCTGTTCAGCCCTCCATGTGCAACCGAACTTCCCGTTTGCTACCCACAGACCATTGCACCGGAGGAGTAGCTTTACCTTAGACTGCTTTTGGAGTAGATCGGTCATATTAACATAGTTATCACTCGCTTCGTTTACTACATCATATTCGGACTTATTATCTCCATAAACCTTACATTGTACATTTCCGTCCCGCTTTACAATCTTGAATGATAGAGTCGGTGGGAATTTACCATTTGGTTCTCCGGTTTCAGCATCAAGGGCCTGCCGGAGCATTGGAGTATAAAGAGTATCAATCGTTTCCGCCGACATATTGCGCTTCTTGAACCATGATACACAGTTATTTAATGCCTCTTCCTTTAGCTTGGTATCCATATCCCCGAGAAGTTTGATTAGATTATCGCATGTTCCCGGCCTAAGATTAACTTTTACAGCCCACTTTCCCCCTGTGTCACCATCCGATGGCCACCACTGGCCATCGAATGGAACCTCGAGATCGGGTGTGGTGATGTAAAGTGGCTTCCCAATATAGTTGAGATATGCGACATTAGCTCCATTATCGAGCTTCTTCATTCCCGCAATTTCAATCTTGGAAATGTCTACATCCTGCGCCTTCATTGGCTTAAATTGCGACATATTGTTTGCTTTGCTTTGCTTTGCTTTTGCTTTGCTTTGCTTTGCTTTGCTTTGCTTTCGATTTATTTTTTCTTTTACTTTACTTTATCTCTAATTCTATACTAATACACTATTACTAACAATCAAATTTTTAAGTGTTTTTTTGGGGGGGATTATATTTTTTTAAATTTATTTAAATATTTTAGAAGAATTAAATATATAATGTATTTGTGCGAATTTGTAGAACCGTCTCCCGAATTGAACAATTGTAAGTATTCTAAAAAATATGGAAATTATTGTAATAAACATAAAAGATATCATTTATTGGATGAGAATGAATTAATTATTATGGATAGATTTACTTTTAAAACGAAGGATTATTTACTAAAAGATCTTACTAAGTATTATCATAGAAGGATTAATAATCAAAAAGAAAAACATAAAAAACAATTTTATTTTGATGAAATATGCAAATATATAAATGAATTGGGGGATTATGATCAAATAAAAATAATTAAAATACAATCATTATTCAGAAAAAAAATAGTCCTGAATACACTGAGGAATAAATGTAACAATGCAGAGGATTTTTATACGTATGACCCCGTTGATGAAATAGAAAATAAATATTTTTATTCCTATAAAGACAATAAAGGTTTTTATTGGGGATTTGATATAAGATCCTTACATAAGCTAATACAAATGAATTATCCCAATCCCTACACAACCGAAAAGATTCCGAATAATATTTCAAAGGAAATAAATCAAAGAGTCAAATATTTAAAGGATAATAATTTATTCGATGATTTCGAGGAAATCGTTTTGAAAGACAGAAAGGCCTACATTAAGCAGAGGATCGTCGATCTTTTTTCTGATATAGAATTTAATGGTTATTCGTGTCACATAAATTGGTTCTTCGAATTAAGTGGCAGGAGATTGAAAGAATTATATAAGCAATTGGAGGATCTATGGAATTATCGAGCCCAATTATCCAATGAAGTCAAGAAAAACATCTGCCCCCCTGATGGAAGAATTTTTACAACACCGGTATCGGAGGTAAATCATTACAATTGTAAAGAAGATCTTCAAGAATTAATAATCCACGATGTTTCTAAATTTAAAAATGCTCAGAACTTATCCAATAGAAAGCTGGGATATATGTACTTTATTATAGGATTAAGTACAGTTTCACCATCATGTTATATAACACATCAAGAATGGGTAAATTATATTCAGTAATTGGATCAATTAATTAGATTCGGATGGGGGCGATGTATTTGTAAACTACTTAAAAATAAATTCACAATAGACAGTATAGTGTGCGGTTGATTGAGAGAAATAAAAAGTAAATTAAAACATAATGGTTCAAAAAGCAAAGAAAAATTCTGCCCCGAAGTCTAAGGTTAAGAAAGCCCCAAAGGTTGTAGAGGAGACGGTCGAGCCGGTCGCACCGGAGCCGGTCGTCCTGGAGCCGGTCGCCCCGGTTGCCGGGGATCAGGAAGATGTTGTTGTCCCCCCTCCGGAGGCATCACTTACCCCATACGAGGAACAGTTCGCCGAGTTAATGAGTATGGCCGATAGTTTCCTTACTATGGCACGCGCATTTAAATCGCAGGCTCAGAAGCTTGAAAAACAGGTTCACCGAGACCACAAGCAGCTGCAAAAGAAAGTGAAAGGCAAGCGCAAGCGTCAGACCGATCCCGACGCCCCCCCAAGTGGATTTGCCAAGCCTGGCCCCGTTTCGGATGAACTCCGCGCCTTTCTTTCACTCGATGCGAATCAACTCATCGCCCGCACCGCGGTAACTCAGGCCATTAACGCCTACTGCAAGCAGCATAATCTACAGAATAAGGAAGACCGGCGCAAGATTATCCCCGATGCCCCTATGCGCAAGCTCCTCAAGATTAATAAGGGTGATGAACTAACCTTCTTCAACCTTCAAACCTACCTCAAGGTTCACTTCCCGAACAAGGAGGGTGTTTACCCGACTGCTTAAATATCGGTATTTAATAAACTTTTAAACTCTAAACTTTTAAACTCTAAACTTTTAATTCGATGGCTGTCATCCGCATTGTAGAATAACTTTTTTTTTTTTTATTCAATCTTTTTACTGGGCATTGTTCGCATCCCACTAAAAAACTATTAAATAATCTCCCATCTTTAAGATAAAATGGTTGCCCATCTCTAAAACAGAATTGTAGGAAATTTTCAAAATTATTAAAGATTTCGGCTGTTGCGATATAATAAGACACAACATTGGTGTCTTTATTTATATCTTTCTTTATACCCTTCTTTAAGTCGGTGACCACTTTGTATCCTTGTAGCAGAGTGAATTCTCTTTCTACTCCTAGAAGAATACAAAAATATTTATATAAATCCAGGTCCTCTTCATTTAATGAAGATATCTTTGCTACAAAATAACAATTCAATACTTTGGCCCATATTTCCGTGTAGGCTTCATCAATTAACATCTTATCGGATGTATTATTGTACAAACGATTGTATTTATCCACGATTTCTTTGGAGTCTTTGATAGATGAAAATCTAAGAGCATGAATACATTCATGAAATAAAACCTTTATACATTCTTCCAGTCTCCACACACATATTTCGGCTTCTACATCATTAAATTTACAACCAGCTGTATTAATTTCACCTTTCAAGAATTTGCCCGTATATTTCTTTTTATCTCCCAGAAAAACCAAATGAATAGTGATATCTCTGTCCCTATTTGAAAGAGAACAAATAAATGAAAGAGCATAAACTAAAAGATTAACTTTATCTTCGCTAATCTCTCTCTCATCCAAAGAATAAATATTCAAATCAATATTTATAGAATATTTACTTTTGAGAAGCCATTTCAAAGAACTAATATTTCGATATTTTAGAGATTTATTATATAACCTTTTAACCATAAATTGATCACAGGGATAATTACCAACTCTATGCACGATATCAGGTTTATCATAATCAAACGTAGATGCCTCCAATTTATGAAACAATTTCTTTAAATAAGTGCTTTTCAAGAGATCTTCATATTTCATTTTCGATTTCAATTCTTTAATGAATTCATTGCTTTCTTTTGTTAACATATAATTAATGTAGATTATTTAATAAGAAGTTTCCAAAGTCCTGGTTGAATTATTCATCTCGCAGTTCCCGCACCGTCCCGCCCGCGGCCTGCTCCGCGACGACCGGTTCGTCCGCGGCAGCTGCGGCAGCCTCAGCCTCAGCCTCAGCCTCAGCCTTGGGGGGGGGCGTCGCTCCCAGCAAGCCAACCAAGGGCTGCCGATCTACCCACCACTCGGGCGACCGCCCC